NCGCACCAAGACGTGGTATTACAAAACCTACTCACCGTTGATCCTAGCGCCTAGCGTATCTGTACCGCACCGCGGCGAACACCATCATCTCGGTACCAGACAGGAGCCAGACGATCAGTACGGGCATCTGATGGACAACGAATTGAAAGAACATACTCTGAAGATACCCGCGCTCGATGAGTTCGAAAACTCACCATGGCCCGAAGAGCATCCGCCTGAATATCTTAAGGAAAAGCGCACCCGAATGGGGTTAATTCTTTTCGGCGCACAATATCAACAGGACGTATCGGCGATGCGGGGCGACATATTCGACTACGATGACTGCCAGGAGATAAAAGACGAAGAGTATCCGTCGACCGACGAACTCAAGGTTTATGCGGGGGTCGATCTAGCGTCGGATGAGAAGGAGCGAAAGGAAAATGCGCGGTTCTCGATAGCGGTAATCGGGATTCGCGGCTCGATCATCAAAGACGACTTCTATGTTTACCTACTGGATTTCTACGATGAGCATTTGAGACCAACTAAGCAACCGGCAAAAGTGTTGGAGTTCTGCGATCGGCACAAGCCGCTTACTAAAGGATCAACGTGCATCAACCAATTTCGTCAAGGTAGATCTCAAGATAGACAAGGTAACCCGCGCATGGAAACTCGCGCCACTATTCGAAAACAAAAGAGTCTTCTTCCGCAAGGGCGTCCATGCGAAGGCTATCGAACAGTTGGTTCTATTCCCAGGCGGCAAGTACAAGGATTTCTTCGACGCGTTCGCCAATGCGATATATGCAGCTAAGAGGCGTGGAAAAAAGAAGCGTCGCGAGCGTCAACAGTTCGGACTTCTCTAGGAGGCTTTCATGGAGCCAGCCGAAAATATTGATTCACCTGAAAATGTAGGCCGCATATTGCCGAAGGTCAGGGCTCTCATCATAGAGCCTAATAAGGTGGTGCAGAAAGCGCTCGGAGCCGATTCTGGACAGAGCAAGCAGGTACCCGAAGAGGATCCTATTCTACGGCTGGTCAAGGACGGGCAGGTGATTGATCCGCCTTTTAACCTATTTGTATTGGCTACCGCGCCTGAGAGAAACACCGAACTCGGTCCCTGTGTCGAAGCGATGGAAACCAACATCGACGGCTTCGGCCATCGATTGATCTCACGTGTCAAGGTGGATAAGAAAGGTGTACCCGACGCTCTCAAGAAAGCTGTAAACGCTGAACGTGTAATGCTGGACAATTTCTTTCTGTACGCTGGCATGGAGGATAGCTTCAGGCAACTTAGGCGCAATACCAGAAATGATCTTGAAACCACCGGCAATGGGTATTGGGAAGTTGTTCGCGACGCGGCTGGAGACGTTCAGTTCTTTTCGCACATGAAGAGTTATCAAGTGAGGTTGACCTCACAGGAAGCCGATCCGATTGAAGTTGAAATGCCGATCTTGGAGAAGTTGGCAGACGGCACCGTGAAGATCACCAAGATCAAAGTATATAAACGTTTCAGGCGTTACGTGCAGTCAAGAACCATTACCAGAACGGGTTATGCGACTATCGGATATAAAACCAGATGGTTCAAGCAGTTCGGTGATCCGCGAACTTATGATAATGAGTCGGGCGTGCAGGTGTCACCAGAGCAATTGGCTAGTTGGAAAGACACCGACAAACCGATGCCCGAATCGCGCAAGGCCAACGAAGTTATACACTGGAAGCTGTACTCCTCACGCTCACCCTACGGTTTGCCACGTTTCATTGGTGCCTTCTTGGACATGGAGGGGGATCGTAAAGCTAGCGAGATCAACTATGTGACTTTCTGTAACAATAACGTGCCGAGTATAATGATCACCGTGAGCAACGGTATGCTGACGGACGCCACGATCGAGCGCATAAAGGAATTCGTCGAGAGTTTGCAGGGGGACGATAACCGCTCGAAGATCTTGATCATTGAGGCGGAGCAGATCGGCGAGGAGGAAGGCGAGAGTCCCGAGGGACAGGTGAAGATCGGCGTTGAGAAAATGACGAGCGAGCAACAGAAGGACGCGATGTTCACAGAGTACGCGAAGGCTAACCAGGAAAAGGTCCGGGTTTCCTTTCGTATGCCTCATCTGCTGATCGGTCGTTCTGAAACATACAACCGCGCTACGGCAGAGGTGTCGCGTCGCATAGCCGACGAACAAATCTTCGCCCCCGAGCGCGCCGAATTCGATTCATACATAAACAGGATACTCTTCCCAGCAATGAATGTGGCCTACCATGAGTTCAAATCCAACAGCCCGAATACGACAGATAATACGGAGCTGGTGCGAATCCTAAGCGGCGCCGAAAAGACCGGCGGGATGACACCGAGAATCGCGCGACACAACGTGTTGGAAGATGTTCTTGGGGTCGAGTTGCCTCCGTTCCCGCCAGACTTCAACCCAGATATTCCCTTTAGCCTGACGATGGCGGAAGCAGTAAAAAATATGGCGGACGCGTCTGAACCGGGCCAAACCGTGACCGCGCTCAAAACGATCAAGGCGATCATGGGGGAAGGCGCGGGTGGTGAGGACATTATCGATGCGCTGATGGTCTTACGGAAGCAGCTCGAAGAGGAATGGACCAAAGAAGTTGAAGGCGAAGACGACCATGAGCATGAGAGCTGAAAAGCTAACCCGAATATATGACGGGTTACGAGCAGTAGATACTCTTATCGCCAAAGCGATCAGGGTGGACGAACTTGCTCAGACCGCTCGGATCGAAACGAAGCTGCGGGAATATATCGCAGTGCAGTGGGAAGATCTCGCGAAGCAGGCGTCGAGAACGGTTACGGCTCGGCTACGTAAAGGTAAAGGACCGGTAACCGACGCAGAGATCGCACCGCTTAACAAGCTGGTTGATCGCACTATGGCGCAGTGGTCTGGTCGGATCGCTGATCGGTACACGGAGGACATGCGCGAGACGTACGAGTTGGCGCATATCGCCGCGAATAAACGGGCATTAGGCAGGCGCAAAAGATCAATGGAGTTCACCACCCGTCCATGGGATACCGGAGAAGTAAAGAAGGCCGCTCCCATTCCAGCGGCGGAGATCGGCGCCAACTTTGATCTGGTTGATCTAGCCAACATGGACGCGTTCGAGGATCAACAGTTGTTCTGGATCGGGCAGCATTACGACGAGAATGTTTCGAAGCATGTCCATGACACGGCACGTGCTCACATTATAGAACAAGGTAGGGGACGGGTCGAAGCTGGCAAGACAATGCAGAAAGTTGTCGCCACCGCTTTGAACGAGGTGCGCGTCCCCGGTGGCTTCAATGGCACGGCGAAGAAATACTTTGAAGGGTTGGTTGCTAACTCGGCTACGGTGCAACGAGTTACCGCGGAGGTAAATTCCTTCAAGAGAGTCGGGATAGAAACTTACACTGTGGTGAATGTGCTCGATCATCGTACGTGTCCGATTTGTGACGCAATGAATGGAAAGACATTTAAGATCAGCGATGCGGATAAATTGGTAGCCAGACTACGAAATGCAAAAGACCCGACTGACGTGAAAAAGATCCAACCGTTTATGAGCGTAGCCGACTCTAAATTATCTAACAGCGCACTAGTGGCTAGAGGTAACATATTAAGTCCATTTCACCTGAAATGTCGCTGTTCTATCGACATAACCGAAGAGGAAGAGCTTATCCCGGTTCTATAGGAGACTCAAATGGGTGAGGAAATCGAAAAGCAGATTACCGCCGAGGGATTGGGCGACGGGAAGAAACCGCCCCTGAAGTTGCCTGCCGATCTCCCGACCGACGGGTTGATCCTCGCGCCTCCGTTCATGGCTGAGGCGGTGATCGATGGAAAGAAGTCGGTGATCGTCAAGACCAAGGCGTTTGATCTTGACGATAAAGACTTCATTCTTCTCTCACAACGCAAGGCTCTGGGAGTTGTGCACGTTGGTAAAGGCGAGAAGATCGACGATGACGAGTTCACCGAATTAGAACCGAAGCATTTGATCACGGCGAAGATCCGCGCCGACTGGGCGAAGGCTCAACCGTCGTGGAAGAAGGGACCGCTGTACGCATGGCCGATCAAGGTGGTGCAGAAGTTCGACGAGCCGATGGATACGAATGTGAAGGCGGGCCCGCAGGTTACTGTGGGGAATGTGGAGGTGGAAACCGAGAAACGGCTAGCGAAACCCTTCCGATCTCCAGGCGGTAAAGACGCGTGGTGCAAGGAGCTTCTAAAACGGATCCCGAAACATAAGACCTATGTTGAGCCGTATGCTGGATCGGCTTCGCTCTTTTTCGCCAAGGAACCTTCCGAAAAGGAGGTGCTAGCGGATATCTGGAAAAACCTGCTTTCGCTGGAGCGCATTTCTGTTCATGACAACTTTTTTGAACTGGGAGGACATTCCCTTTTAG